ATCTACAATGTCTCGGGTGCCAGTGTCCGTGGCAGTATCAGAACCGGATTCTCCTTCAAATATGCTACTAGCGGCAGGTCTAGCGGCCGTAGATGCTGTGGCTTTGGTTTCTGATGCTGGTGTATCATAGTCATATTTCTTTCCAGTGCTTTCATCCACCAGGCCCCCAAGCGTACCAAATTCAAATCTAGAACTTTTAGCACCAGATTCTTCAAACTCATCAATTCTAGAACCGGATTTTCCAGTTCGATAACGCATTCCAGTTTCTGGATCCACCTTCACACGTAGATGGTCTGGCACATCCTTGATTTTTTCAGCAATCTCAGCCTTGCGTGCCTCACCTAAACTTGCTGAAATTTTTTCTTTGGCAGCTTGCTCTTGTTGCTCCCTTTGAATTTTTTCATCAACAGAAGGAATGAATGATTGGTTGAATTTATCTGGATCAGTGACGGCACCAATGTAATCTCTGGTACCTTTGAATATAGATTTAGCTAAACCTTTTACGCCTCCCCCTTGTTCACGCATCATGGTGGGTTCCACACCCATGGCACGACCAAAAGTCTCACCTAATGTTTTAGGTGCTGCGTCCAAGCTCTGTAAAGAAAGGTTTTGCTGAGTTTCAGCTTCACCACGAAGTGTGTCACGCAAGCCTTGCAACTTGCTGGCTTTTTCTGTGTCACCGGCTTCTGTTGCTTCCTCTATCTGTTTGTCCAACTTGACAATCACTTTGATGAGTTTTTCCAAAGTGTTTTGGGATTGTTTTTCCTGTTCTTCACGATTTTGTGGAATTTTTTCTAAAGCTTTCAGAATGTCCAACAACACCTCTTCTTGTGAGTCAGACATCACTTCAATGGCAGCTGCAACTGCAGCAACATTTTGTGCTGTGTCTACGGATTGTGTGGGCTCTTCTTTTGCCGGCATATCTCTGGACTGCAAGATATCCGCTCGAATGGTTTTTGCCACTTCCTTTTTTGTCTTTTTTACTTTGCTAGCTGCTGTAGATTTGGCCATTTAAGTTACTCGTTATTTTTCTTTTCCAAGTATTTTAGTAGTAATCCTATGTAAGTCTCTCTTTCCCATGGCATCATGTTTTCAATTTCTGTCAAAGAATATTTGTGTATATGCATCAACAAGAAATTGGTCTTGTAGAAATTCACCAAATTGTCATGAGAAAGAGTTATCCGAAAAAATGATTGATTCCATCCACCACAAGGTTGTTGTGTTTGTTACAGGCCTTGCATGTGAATGAAATTTGTTTCCGCAACACAGGCATATTCTTGTAAAATCCTTCAAACGGTGCAAACTGTTCAGGTGTCAGATTGTCAATAAATTCCAATAACTCTGCCTGACTGTTACCATCATTCACAAACATTTCATCTTCATTGTACACCTTGGTGATGCAATCTGCCACCACAGCATACAACGTTTCTTCTGCATCTGTCTCAAACAAGGCAGCATAATGTTCCAATGTTGGATATCTCATCTCCACTTTAGTGGACGCATCCAATGCTATAGTTTTGCTCAATCCAGGATTCACCACCTCAAAATCTGCTACATTCAATGTGTAGGGTTGTTTGGCTTGGCATTCTCCACATACCAAATATAAATCTATTTCTTCACCTACAGACTTACCACGAATTTGTAAAAACAACCATTGCATGTCTGCCAAACAATATTCATGTATATTCACCTTATCATAGGTACAAGACAACACCACATCTTTCAGTGCATGTATCACGTCCTCGGTGTTTTCACTTTCACTTGCCAACAATAATATTTTTTCTTCCTTCACTAGAAAAGGTCTGAAGTTCACTTTCTCTCCTGTGACTGGCAGAGTGGTTGTGAATGTCGGAACTTTTACCTTAGGTATACTCATATCATCTCCTTGTGTTAACCACGTCCAAATAATCTAGTTGCACTATTTTTTACTCCTGCCTTCAAATCTACACCCAACTTACTCAAATCAGTCTTGGGTATTTTGTCTGTGTACTTCTGCAATCCCTTGGCCATGTTCTTTGAAATGTTGTTTGCTGTGTCCTCACCTGACAATGCCACCTTGGCAATGGCGTATTCATAATGATGATATGTGAAAGTGACGCTCAACCGTTGCACACCTACATTATCCCATCCTAGTGGCATCGTGACCACACTCTTGGGCCAGGCATCCACCAATGTGACTTGACAAACAATCTGGTCAGCATCTGTCAACAGTTCCAATATAGGAGCTGCTATACTACGAACAGCACCAAATGCCTGAGACTTCAATTTAGTGAATTTATTGTCTAGAGTTCTTTTACCACGCATGAACAATTTGTCCACCGCAAGACTAGTTCCTTTGTTGCTGGTGGTGACTTTATCACGCAACCCCAAATCCATTTGTGTTGGACTCCAGTTGAATAATGCTTCTCCTGGAATACCTGCAGGTATCAACACATTCAAAGTTATGTTTTTGACGTAATCGTTGTAGAATCCCACTTCATTGCTAGTATCCTTTTCAAAAGCTGACACACAGTCATTCATCCAGTTTTCCATCACAGCTCGCGGTGTGTAGTCTGTGTCCATGAGAAATTCCAATGTCATTTCTTGACCATAATCTGCTGTGTGCGCAAATTGTCTGTCCAATCCATTGATTCTGAGTGCTCTAGTAGCGATGTTTCTACCAGGCAAAGAAGCTTGATGACACAACAATGTGAGTGTTTCACCTTGGCTCACACCTGGAAAATCCACGAAAAATCTTTCAGAACGAGCCAAATTGTTTTGTTTGATGAATGCGATGAATTGTAGAAGTGAAGGAATCTTCACACTTTCAATTTGTTTCACCTGAGGGGCAGCCGTTCCTGTATCTCCTTCTGGTTTCACAGGTTTGGTAAGATTTACTAAACCTTTAGCTGTATTCTTGATAACATTTCCTATCGCGTTAAGACTCATTAAATTTTGCTCCGTGCGTCGTTGAACACTTGATTACGTGAGGCTTTTTCGAAATTGTCAATGGGTAACATGATGGTTTTTCTCCAATCTTTAGGATAGATTTTCATAAATCTGGAACCCAGTTGTTCATACAAGTACCGTTTCACTGCCACATTGGCACCTGGATATCGTGTGAAATTACTCAACAACTTCCAAGTCACCATCATTCTGGTATCTTCACCCATGGTTTCATCATTTACCAGTTCCAACATTCTGTCCAACAACTTCATTCGAAACAATGGTGGAAGATAATGCATGTTCAATCCAAAAAATCCTTCAGGTACTTTTCTGAACACCACGACTACAGGTAGTGTGTCATAGTATGGTAGTTTGGCAGACATCTTGGGATCGTACATGAACAAATACATTTGACCAGTGATGATGGTGTTGACAAATTCACCGATGTCACTTTTCAATACTTTTTGTGGTTGGATATTGGTCATACCCAACTTTCGAATCATGTCCTGGTACCACCGGAACGTGCTAGTGGGTGTTTCTCGGTCTCGCAGTTGTTGAATGGATTTGTTTAGCATTATGGTGAAATTCAGGGCTTGACTACTACTTGACAAGGTGATAAATTCACTATGTCCGGTATGAAGTTAAAAACTACTTACTATTTATAAGTAGTCCCTAAATCCTTCTCTGTAATCAGCATAAACTCCCATCCGTTCTGAGAAGCAAAACGCCGTGCTGCTGTCCATTTGGCATTATTCACTCCCCACTGCTTCACTTCCGAGATGAAGCGTTGGGTTTTTCTTTGTGGAATGTTGGGTGGTACAGTGAAACGGTAGGGCTTCACTTCCACCAGATATTTTTTTCGTTTGCCAGTTTTGTCCTGAACTTCTATGTAAAAGTCCACATAGTATCTGTGAACCAATCCATCTGCTGGACTGACATAGGGAATGACAATTTCTTCACTGGCCCATCGTAACACAGCATCATTGTTGTCACACCATTTCATGAATTTCAATTCATAACTGCTGCGATAGATGATTTCCATGACATCCCCGACATATTTCTTGGGGTTGTTCGGGATGAATCTTCCTTTGTATGTGTCTTTGGTATAAGCCATATAAATATCTGTAAAGTATTCCCAAGGAAACTATTTATGGCCAAATATCGAAGTGCAAACACCCTGACACCTGGCAATGCCATTACAGGTTTAGAAGCCAATGAACTGACAGTGTACAGATATCCTCAGGATGTGGGCAGTGAAACCACGCCGCATTACATGATGTTCTACATCTCAGAACGTTCTGGTGTCACTCCCAAGGAACAATTGGCAAGTGACAAGGCTGTG